CTCCAATGACGAAGCGCCTACAATGAAAGGCTCGTCCGTTATACTTAAACCTTCGGATGTGCTTCACATTCCCGGTCTTGGTTTTGATGGTCTCGTCGGATATAGTCCCATCGCAATGGCTAAAAACGCTATCGGTATGGCTATAGCCTGTGAGGAGTTCGGTGCCAAGTTCTTTGCTAACGGTGCAGCACCTTCGGGTGTCCTTGAGCATCCCGGTACTATTAAAGACCCAAGCCGTGTGCGTGAAGCCTGGCAGAGTCAATTCGGAGGCTCGTCTAACTCCGGTAAGGTTGCCGTACTTGAGGAAGGAATGAAGTATACACCGATTTCCATCTCTCCCGAACAGGCACAGTTCCTTGAAACACGCAAATTTCAAATAAACGAGATTGCTCGAATTTTCAGAGTTCCTCCTCATATGGTAGGTGACCTTGAAAAATCGAGCTTTTCAAATATTGAGCAACAGTCCCTTGAATTTGTAAAGTACACTCTTGACCCTTGGGTTATCCGTTGGGAGCAATCCATTATGCGTTCTCTTCTGAGCCTCGATGAAAAGAAAACATACTTTGCCAAATTCAATCTTGATGGACTACTCCGTGGCGATTATCAAAGCCGTATGAATGGCTACGCCATTGGTCGTCAGAACGGTTGGATGTCCGCAAACGATATCCGTGAGCTTGAAAACCTCGACCGTATTCCCGAAGAGGAAGGTGGCGACCTTTACCTTATTAACGGCAATATGCTCCCCATGAGAAATGCGGGTGCTTTTGCAAATATCCCTACTGATGACGGAAAGGAGGAAACACCCGATGAAGAAGTTTTGGAATTGGACGAATCAGGCAATGACGGAGACGACTCCGGCAATGAGAACTCTGCACCTCAACGGCACAATCGCGGAAGAAAGTTGGTTTGACGATGATATCACTCCTCAGCTTTTCCGTGAGGAACTTGAATCCGGTAGTGGTGATATCACCGTATGGATTAACTCTCCCGGCGGTGACTGCGTTGCGGCGGCACAGATTTACAATATGCTGATGGATTACAAGGGTTCTGTTACGGTCAAGATTGACGGCATCGCAGCTTCGGCTGCTTCCGTTATCGCAATGGCAGGTACAGAAGTCCTTATGTCTCCTGTCGGTATGCTAATGATTCACAATCCTATGACGATTGCTATGGGCGATGCAGACGAGATGGAGAAAGCCATTGATATGCTTGGAAACGTAAAGGAATCCATCATAAACGCTTACGAAATCAAAACAGGACTTTCCCGTGCCAAGCTCGCGCACCTTATGGATGCGGAAACTTGGATGGATGCAAATAAGGCTCTTGAGCTTGGTTTTATAGACGGTATCCTGGCTCGTGATGCCGGCCCCACAGCAATCCCTACCACGGAAGAGGATGACGACGAGGACGAAGATGAAGATGAAACCGTAGTCGTCAAACCCGAAAAAACCGAAACAAACGAGAACACAAGTACAGCTAAAACGTCTATGCTGTTCTCACGTAAGGCGGTCGAGGTTGCACTTATGAATAAGATGCGCCACAAAATGATTGCAGAAGCTGCAAAGATACAGCCTAAAGAAACTACACCCACCGGTCGTAAAGTTGATGACCTTTACGACAGACTCAATCTTTTGAAACATTAACAAGGAGGAATTTGTTATGACACTTAACGAACTTCGCACCAAGCGTGCAACCGCGTGGGAAGCAGCCAAGGCATTTCTTGACTCCCACAGAAACGATAAGGGCGTTCTCTCTGCCGAGGATGACGCTACTTATTCTCGTATGGAAAACGAGATTACAGACCTCGGCAAGGAAATCTCTCGTATGGAGAGACTTGAGGCTATGGATGCTGAAATGTCTAAGGCAACAAGTACTCCCCTGACTACAAAGCCCGACGCACCCAAGACTGACACTAAGGTGGGCAGAGCTTCCGACGCCTACAAGGAGGCATTCTGGAACCACGCAAGAAAGCGTGACTCCTATGAAATTCGTAATGCTCTCCAGGTAGGTACGGATACTGAAGGTGGTTACCTCGTACCCGATACCTTTGAAAAGAAACTCATCACTTCTCTTGAAGAGGAAAATATCATCCGTAAGCACGCTCACGTATTCACCACTTCGAGTGGTGCACACAAGATTCCTGTTGTATCCACCCGTGGCACAGCTGCTTGGGTAGATGAAGAGGGACAGATTCCCGAGAGTGACGATGCATTCGGACAGCAGCTCATCGGCGCACACAAGATTTCCACTCTTATTAAGGTTTCCGAGGAGCTCCTCAACGACTCCGCTTTTGACCTTGAAACTTACTTTGCTACCGAGTTTGCTCGTAGAATCGGTAATGCAGAGGAGGCTGCGTTCATCTCCGGTAACGGTACTGGCAAGCCTACAGGTATTCTCGCCGATGTTGGCGGTGCTGAAATCGGTGTAACCGCAGCATCCGAAACTGCAATTACAGCAGATGAGATTATCGACCTCTTCTACTCCCTTAAGTCTCCTTATCGTAAGAAGGCAATTTGGGTGCTTAACGATAGAACCATCAAGGCTATTCGTAAGCTCAAGGACTCCAACGGTCAGTATCTGTGGCAGCCTGCTCTTCACGAGGGTGAGTTTGATACTATCCTCGGTAAGAGAATCTATACCTCTCCCTTTGCCCCCGAACTCGGTGCAGGCGCGAAGTCTATCGCATTTGGTGACTTCTCCTACTACTGGATTGGTGACCGTCAGGGTGTGGCATTCAAGCGACTCAATGAGCGTTATGCAGAGACGGGTCAGGTTGGCTTCCTTGCATCCAAGCGTGTAGACGGTAAGCTCATCCTTCCCGAAGCTATCAAGGTACTTCAGCAGAAGGGTTCCGCTACCTAATTAACAGGAGGTGACGGTGATGTCGGAATTGCTTACAAAGGTCAAGCAAAACCTTATACTTGAACACTCGGCTGATGACACTTTACTGCAGTCCTACATCACCGCCGCCGTAGCATACGCAGAGAGTTATCAGCATATCCCCGAAGGAACATACAAAGAAACCGCTATGCCCGCCACAACAGAACAAGCAGTTATAATGCTTGCTTCTCATTTTTATGAGTCACGTGACGGGAGTACAGGCGGTTTCTTTGCTGATAACCCCCAGGCGGCAACACAAGTATGGAACACAGTCAATCTGCTTCTTCGGCTTGACCGAGATTGGAAGGTGTAACTATGTCATTCGGTAAAATGAATACATCAATAGACCTCGGTATTTTCAAGAAGGTCAAGGACACCGACGGCTTTGCCACATCCGTTTATGAGGGTGTGGCATTTGTCCGTGCTTACAGAGAAGGGCGACACGGTTCACAGCGTTGGGCAAATCTTGCTTCATTCTCCGAAGCTACAGACCTATTCCGCTTACGCATAATACCCGGTATTACAATCACGACTGACCATATCCTCTATTGCAACGGTGAGAAATTCGACATCATCTCTGTGGAGGATGTAAAAGGTCGTGGTATGTATATCGAGGTTCTTGCTAAAAAGGTGGTGTCAGCAAGTGGCTAAAGTTGATATCAAAATGCCGGATGAGTTTCTTGAAAAGCTCTCGAAACTCGGTTCACAGACAGATGTTATAGCCGAGCGTGTTCTTGAAGCAGGCGGTGAGGTCGTCCTTGCGAAAATCCGCAGTAATCTCTCCTCCGTAGTAGGCAAAAACACGAAGGTGGAATCACGTTCTACGGGTGAGCTTGAACGTTCCCTCGGTATGTCAAAAACTCTTGTAGACAGACAAGGTAACCATAACATCAAGATTGGCTTTGCCGAACCCCGTTCCGATGGTGGAAGCAATGCTAAAATTGCCAATATTATCGAATACGGAAGGCACGGCCAACCGGCAAAACCTTTTCTTAAGCCGGCAAAAACAAGCTCAAAAACTGCGTGTGAAACAGCTATGAAACAGAAATTTGAGGAGGAAATCAGCAAATTATGAGTGTGCTTTCAGATATTAATGCAACCCTTAATGGTTGCGGTATTCCTCTTGAAACAGGTGTGTTT